GGCGTCGTAATGGTGTCTACGTCATTCACCGGCTCGACAACATTCGCTGCAAGCGCATAAGGTAAAGGGGAACCCATTATGTATCCACGACTAAAAATCGAGTCCGATAATCACGAAACAAAAGAAGTCGAAACGCTACCCGTAGACTTTATGATGTACGAAGAACTAGCCGGTAACCGGCCCACAAGCGAACAAGCGATGCGTTTAACAATCGCCTACTTCTACCTTGAGGACAAAGAACCCGGCGACCTTAAAACCGTAAAATCTTGGGCCCGCAAAAACCGGGTAAAGGTCGATATTCTCAAAGATGATGTGCAACCTTTTTAGAGGGTAGTCACGGCAGACTACTGATACGCCTAGCGGTGCGTACCGGCTGGACGATGGAAGACGTTAAGAAACTGACAGGCCGCGAGGTCGTCACGATAATGGAGGAGTTAGCGTAATGGCTAAGCAATTCGATGCCTACATCGAAGGACTGAACCCGCTACTACGCGACCTCCGCAAACTTGGCAAAGAGGCCGGTAAGGAACTACGGCAAGCGTCCCGGCAGATAGCCGATCGGCACATGGTTCCAGCGTTCCAAAACGCAGCCCTTAACGTAGGTGGTGAATGGGGCGAAATCTTGGCAGCCGACATTCGCTCAGGACTTGACCGTGTACCTAAGGTGTCGATAGGCAAGCAAAAGAAAGTAACGTCCGGTGGCGCATCCTCGAACATGTTGCGATACCCAACTGACACGGGCAACGCTGGGAATTCGAATGCACCATTTGAGAAAACTAATTGGCTAGCGAAAGCGCGAAGTTACCAGAAACCCGCACTCGAAGAATGGGGCCAAGCAGTAGACCGTGTCGTCCGTAAATGGCCGTTGATGTAATGGCAGTCGGAAAAACCTTAACGGTTTATTTAGCAGCGGATCTAAAGAAATTTAACTCCGGTATGACTCAGGCACAAGGCGGCCTTACAGGTTTAGCAGGATCACTTAAAAACATGCTGGGCCCAGCCCTTATCGGCGCAGGTATCGCAGCCGGCGCCTTCGCTTTGAAACTAGCCGCTGACGGTGTGCAGGCAGCATTAGACGACGAAGCGGCCCTACGCAAACTATCCACTACACTCGACAACCTTGGCCTGGCACACGATCAACCTCAAATCGAAGAATTCATATCCGGCCTAGAACGATCCCTAGGTATCGCTGACGATGAACTCCGACCCGCTTATGACAGGCTAGTGAGAGCACTCGGTGACACAGGTAAAGCACAAGACGCCCTAAGCCTCGCACTCGATGTGTCTGCCGGATCCGGTAAAAGCCTCGAAGCCGTAACGGACGCTATGGGTAAAGCCTACGAAGGAAACATAGCCGGACTCTCTCGACTAGGTGCAGGTATCGACGCCGCAACAATTAAAACCGGTGACATGCAAGTCATAACGAAAGTACTTTCTGACACCTTCAGCGGTCAGGCCACGGAATCCGCAGACACCTTGCAAGGCCGCATGAAAGTACTTAAAACCGCAACCGACAACCTAGGCGAAGCATTCGGGAAGGGCCTACTTACGGGGCTTAAGGAAGCCACCGCCGGAACTGACGACATGGTCAAATCCATGCAAGAACTCGAACCCGCCCTAGAAAGTGTAGGTGCAGCCTTAGCAGTCGGTGGAACCGCAGCCGCCGGATTCGGGGCCAAAGCCGTAGGCGCCGCCACAAGTATCACAGGATTCATTAGAGGACTACAAAACTCACAAAACCCAATGATCAGGACGCTTGCCCTATTCAACCCGTTAGGCGCCGCCTCATTCGTCCTAGGTGATGGTTTAGACGCAGCCACAAAATCAACGGTCGATCTCGCGAATGCCCAAAAAGTATCCGTAAACGGGATCCCCTACTACCTAGGTGGGTTCAGAGATATTATCGTGGCCGCTGGGCAAATGGGTGACGCACTCAGAGCAGCGAACGGCGCACAGGCAGGACTACTCACATCGGGACAGTCTGCCGCCGGCTCTCGATACACAGCCCTTGCCGAGTCCATAAAAGAAGTAGAAAAAGAAGTCGTTACCTTTAGCGGTTCCTCGGGTTCAGCATCTGTAGAGGTCGAAAAATTAACCCAGAAACAAAAGAAACTAATTGACGTTAATGAAGCGCTTGGCCTTAGGTTCGCTGCAACAAGTATCGACCTAGACACCCAGAAAACAAAACTCGAAGCAGCGACCCAATCGGTCACGGATTACGCCAACAATATACAGAAAAACCTACTAGGCGGCATAGACCTCGAAAGCGCATTTACCGGCCAGTTCGACGAATTAGGTAACGCTACCGGGGTTAGCCTTCTTGATGGGTTCAATAAACAAATTGAGCAAGCCGACGCGTTCGGCAATGTGTTACTTAAAATCCGGGAAGCAGGCGGCGACGCCGAATTTATCAACGCGATAGCCTCGCTCGGATCCGTCACCGGTACAGCCCTCGCAGAGCAACTAATCGACGACGGTCTAGTGCCGACCATGTCGGATAAATTCGTCGGTGTCCGTGAATCCACGGCCCTACTCGCCATGAGTATCGTGCCCGACTTCTTACTTGCAGGTGTTGCCTCAGGAGTAGAAACCGTTAATGGTCTCGCTGAGCAACTATCTAAAGAAGGAAACCGGCTCAAGAAAATAGGAAAACAAATAGCCAAACCTGTCGGAGCAGCATTTAAATCAAAACTCCAGGACGACGTAGCGGCAGCCCTGAGAGAAGCCGAGGCGTTCGGTACAGCCGCACGGGCTGAAGTCGCAGCCCGTGAATCAGAAAGACAATTAGGTATTACTCAGCAGCAGGTAGCCCTAGCGTTATCTAATCTTGTGCGTCAAGCCGATAGCCGTAGTGGCGCGGTCGTAACCCCGGTGCTCGCATGACCCTACAAATAACCCTTAACGGCTCGGTGATCGACTTAGCACTATTCGATTACAGTCTCGCAATCGCCCACGGTCGATCCGATGTCACATCGAACCCGACGGCTTCCAACGCCCAAATAGTGCTACGTGGTGACACGGGCCCGCTACTGGAACTAGCCGACACGGTAGCAATATCGCTCGACGGTGTGGCCCGGTTCACCGGTGAAATATCCGACCTCAACGTGACTTTTATGAGCACGACTACCCCTACGGCGATCACAACGATTACCGCTATGGGTAATTTAGCTAAACTCGGCTATACCGATGTCGGAGTGACGGGGTACATTGAGCAGAGCGCCCGGCAACGGGTCGAGGGGATCCTTGACGCCACTGGCCTTGACTATCTCAACGCGGGCGACCCCGATATCACGCTCTACGCGATCCTCGAAGCAGACGCCCAACCAACCACGGCACTCGACGCCCTCGGTCGTATTGCTCAAGGAACCGGCGCAACGTATTACGACGACCCAACGGGCCGAATCATTTTTGAGGATTACGGGAACCGGGGATCAACCACCTTCGACGGTATATGGGCCAACCAGAGCGGAACTTGGGCAGAGGCTCAGGGCACATGGGCCGACGCACCACTATTCCCGCCTAGTTTCAACCTCGAAGCCCCCGGTGTCATCTTCGCCCCAACATGGGCTAAGACTCTGACGCCACTCATTAACGACGTCACCGTGACTTACGGCCCTGATCTGTCAGTGACCCAGACGGATAGCGCCTCCATCACCCAATACGGGCGCCGTGAGTACCGGCTCGACACTGGCATTAAAACGATTACGGACGCGACTACTCGGGCCGCCGGGATTATGACCGCACAAGCCAACGGGCTATGGAACCTAGGCCAGATATCGGTGCTCGTTGATCAACTCGACGAAGCCGACACCCAAAAGGTTTTAGGTCTCGTATCCGGGTCACTGATGACTGTCAGGGGATTACCAGCGTCCGGGCCCGAAACTGAATTTAACGGCATTGTTGAGGGCTGGACGGATTCCTACAACAACGGCCAACACATCATGACACTGTCAATATCAGACCCTAGATTCTCGCTGCAAGTCCTACAATGGGGTCAGGTTGCCCCGGGCTTTGCATGGTCAGATGTCGGCCCGGGCGCTCAATGGTTTGAAATAGTTACCAACTCCGATCTAGTGAGGTTATAAAATGGCAGTCACACCCGCCGGAAGTCCGTACGTGGAGTCTTCCGACCTTGTAGCGAACTACCCGGGTGCAAGTCTGGCCCTAGCGGAACGGGTAGACCAAGTAGTCCAGGCACCTACGCAGAACGCGATAACCGCCACGAC